ATATGGAAAAATTGGCAAGATTTAGAAATATTGAAGATTATCCTTACGATACCTCCAACGATCCTTCCACACAAAAAATTCAAATTTATGAAAATTATATTCGTTATGATTATGATGGTGATGGTATTGCCGAATTAAGAAAGGTCGTTTCGGTTGGATCATCAGGTTATTATATTTTAGAAAATATGCCATGCGATCAAATTCCTTTCGTTTCGGTTACACCGATTCCAATGCCGCATAGATTTTACGGAAGATCTGTGGCTGAATTAGTAGAAGACATCCAGTTAATGAAATCCACAGTGATGAGACAGCTGTTGGATAATATGTATCTAACCAACAACAACAGAGTTGCAATCATGGATGGCATGGTGAACATGGATGATATTCTTACCACTAGACCTGGAGGAATTGTTAGAACGAAACAACCACCGAACCAAGTCATGCAGCCGATACAGGCTCAACCGATTTCACAACAGGCTTTTCCTTTATTGGAATACCTGGATCAAGTCAGGGAAGTACGAACTGGCGTTACTAAATATAATCAAGGATTAGATTCAGAAAGTTTGAATAAAACGGCAACAGGCATTAATGCTATTATGAATCAAACGCAAATGCGTTCTGAATTGATTGTTAGAATTTTTGCTGAAACAGGCGTTAAGGATTTATTTAGAAAGATGTTTGCCCTTTCGGTTAAATATCAGGATAAAGAAAAAATTATTAAACTTAATAATGAATATATCCCAGTATTGCCGACAGAATGGAAAGACCGTTTTAATATTTCAATTTCCGTAGGATTGGGTACAGGCACCAAAGAACAACAAGTGGTGATGCTAAATAATATTTTACAAAAACAACTTCAGGCTTTTGAACTTCAAGGCCATAGGGATTATCCAATGGTAACGATGAAAAATATGTATAACACCTTATCGAAGATGGTTGAAAATGCTGGATTACAAACAGTGGAAAGTTATTTCATTGATCCTATTAAAGGACAACAACTGGTAACACCTCCACCTCCTCCACCAGTTTCTCCAATAGAGAAAATTGAAATGGCTAGAATTGACTCAGAAAACAAGAGAAAAGTTGCTGATTTAGATTTAAGAAATAAAGAATCTGAATTAGATCATCAAGCTAAACTTTTAGACTTTGAAGCAAAAATTAAAGATATGTCTTTAAAATATAATACTCAATTAGATACGGCCAAAATAAAGGCCGATGCCGAATTAGATAGGGTGATTATTGCACAGGGATCGAAAAACCTTGAACAAGCAGAAAAAAGTGCTAGTATGTTCACCAAGCGTTTTGAAAATATAAATGGACAACAAAGACCAAGACAAGCGGCTCAAGGAATTGAGCAGATCATCTCAAGCCAAACAGATATTACAGAATAAACTTTTTCAAGATTCGTTTAAGGAACTTAAAAAAATTTATTCAGAAGCTCTGCTGGATAGGACTGCGGTTAGAGAATCTGAGGCTAGAGAAAAATATTGGTTAGCCTATCAAGTTTTAAAAAAGGTAGAGCAACATTTTAAAGAAATTCTTGAAACTGGAAAGTTAGCAGAAAAACAAATTGATGACTTCCAGAAATCTAAAGAAAAGAAATTCTAATCATCAAGGTTAGAATAAGCCAACCCAAATCAGGGAGCTTAAACACACAGGAGGACATTTATGTCTGACGTAAATCCATTACTGTCCACAAGGACAGTTGAAGGTGCTGCTGGTGCGGTTGAGTCATTGTTAGATCAGGGTAAGATTAATAAACCGATAACTAAACAAACTCAAGAAGCAAAAGCAGACAAGGTTGTTCAAAAGAAAAAAACAGAGGAAGCCAAACCTACCCAGGAAGCTACCGAAACAAAAACTGAAGAACAGCCACAATCCGAAACTCAATCTGAGGAAACTCAGAAAGTTGAAGATCAAGTAAAAGCATCCGAAGCGGAAAACGCTGAAGAAACTCAAGTAACCGATCTACACCAAGTTACAGTGAATGGTGAAAAGATCGATGTTAACCTTGATGAACTAAAAGCAGGTTATCAAAAAGATGCCGACTATAGACGCAAGACAGAAGAATTGGCTATTGAAAAAAGACAATTAATTTCTGACAAAGATCGTCTAACAAAAGACTATTCAACCAAGTTAGAAAATTTGAATAATCTGACAGCGACTTTAAACGCTGAAGCAAGTAGCGAACTTAATTCAAAAGAATTAGACAAGCTATTTGATGAAGACCCAAATGAAGCTGCGAAAATTGAGAGAAAAATAAGGCGAAGAAAAGAAACAATCGCACAAGCTCAAAGAAAGCTAAGAACTCAACAACAAGAGCAGTTTCAAAGTGTTTTAAGGGAAGAACAAATGAAGGTGAGATTAAAACATCCTGATTTTGGTGATCCTGTTAAAGGAGCTACCTTACAAACTAATTTGCGAAACTACATGGTACAAAGAGGTTTCAACGATAAAGAAATCGCTGGTATTTATGATAGTCGTATATTTGATGTGGTTTTAGATGGCATGAGTCATCGCAACAATATGAATAGGCCGAAACCAAATTTGGCTAAAAAAATTGTTAAACCTACTCAAGTGGTCAAGCCAGGCGTTAAAGTTAATCAAGATGAAAAAATGAGTCAAATGAGGTTGGATAAAATTAATCGTCTGAAGAAAAGCGGAAATCCTAGAGATGCTGCTGATCTTTTGACAAAATATATGTAACAACCAACAAGGAGAAAAACAAATGGCTGTATTAACTACTTACAATACAACAGGTAGAAGGGAAGATTTGGCTGATATTATTTATAATATATCACCGTCAGATACCCCTTTTATGTCAGGCGTTGGTAAGAACAAAGCGACTAACACTACACACTCATGGCAAACAGATACTCTGACTGCTGTGGCTGCTAATGCGAAAGCTGAAGGAGCTACGATTTCATATCCTACGCTTACTTCGTCTACCAAAGTCAGCAACTATACTCAAATTTCTTCAAAAGCTTGTCAAGTGTCTGGAACAGATGACGCTTCGAATTTAGCTGGAAGAAATACAGAGTTAGCATACCAGGTGGCAAAATCTGCAAAAGAACTAAAAAGAGATATGGAAAATGCTCTTTTAGCTAATGTGGCGGCTGCTGCTGGAACTTCAGGTTCACCAACAAGATATTTAGGAGGATTACCAACTTGGTATTCAACTAACGTCTCTGCTGGAACTGGCGGTTCTGGAGCTGGTGGGGGAGCTATTAGAACAGATGGAACTCAAAGGGCGTTCACAGAAACTTTACTGCGATCAACTTTGAAGACTACTTGGGATAGTGGCGGAAACCCTAATGTAATCATGCTTAATGGTTTCAATAAACAAAAACTATCCTTCTTTACAGGTGGAGCAACTAGATTCGACAAAGCAGAAGATAAAAGACTTATGACTTCTATCGATGTTTACGAATCTGACTTCGGAACAATGCAAGTTATTCCGAATCGTTGGATTAGAAAAGCTAATTCAACTTCTGCTATAAGAGGACAAGATGTTCACTTACTAGAAATGGATTTCTGGGCAGTGTCGTTCTTGAGAGATTTCAAACTTCAAAATCCTGCACAGACTGCTGATGCAGATCAAAGATTTTTGGTAGTTGAATATACTCTTGAAGCGAAGAATGAACTATCAAGCGGACTGGTTACAGACGTAACTACTTCGTAATACTTAACAGTGTGAGGGGAGTAATCTAAAAAATCTGCTCCCCTTGCATTTATATTAACATTGAAGTCCTGAGATTAGATTAAGGGCGGAACAATGAGGATAAAAACATGAGAACACTTAACGACTATTTTATAACTGCAAAGATTGCAGACATCAGCACAGCATCTTCAACATTTGTTGGAATACCTGATGGTGGGAGAGTCATCAAAATCATAACAGCCCTTCAAGGTGCCATTGGAACAGCAAATGGAGCAATCACTTTTGAAATTGGTGGAACAGCTATGACCGATTCAGCAATTACGGTTGCTTATTCTGGTTCTGCGGCTGGAGATGTAGATACATCTGAACCAACTGCGGCAAACACAGTTTCGGAAGATGGAACTATTGAAATGATTACCGATGGTGCTTCAACTAATGCGATTGTACTTTACGTAACATTTGTTATTAGAAGATAGTATTTACTATTTGAAAATAGTATAAACAAAATTGGGGGTGGCTCTGACCTAGCGGTTTTTCCACCCTCTAAAATTAAATAGGAGAAAAAAAATAAATGGCTTATAATTACGGATTAGCCCCAGGTACAACGCACAAAGTATCACCGTCAGGATCAAGTGCTGCATCATCAACCGCTTTTAATGCAGATACAGTATTTGTAAGAATTGTTGCAACGGCTGCTATGAATATAGCTTTTGCTGCAACGCCTACGGCTGCTGCCACAGATTTATATATTCCTGCTGCAACAGTAGAAATAATTAAAGTTCCTGAGCAGGGAGTTAAATTTGCTGCGTTAGGTACTGGCGATTGTTATGCTACTGAAATGTCCTAATGGCTAAACCCAGATCGTATGGGTATGTTCATGTAAAAGAAACTAGGAGAAAAAGATCAGGTCGTCATGCGAAGGCATATAGCAAACGCATACCAAAAAGAAAAAAAACTAGAGGTCAAGGTTAAATGAAAAAAGAAACACAGGTTGATGGTTTAAACAAAACCACTTTTGTTAAAGAAGAATTGGAGAATGGTGGTGAAGTTGGTATTATAGACGAACAGAACATCAATCCCCACCTTAAACACAATAAAGAGCTTTATAATCTTAACGATGGCTATTCTAAAAGCAGGGCATGGAAAAGGGTAGCTTCTATTCCTACTTTAGCATTACAAATCTGGGCGGAGGAAGAAACTGGTGATAACAACTGGTATCGTATTCCGCAAGAAACTCAAATCAAAATTCTAAAGAAGAAATTGAATAGCAACGAATATCAATACTTTAAAACTGCACCAGGAAATATATAATGGCTACAAAGAATTGGATTCAAAAAGCAATTAAAAAGCCTGGAGCTTTAAGGAAATCTTTAAAGATTAAAAAAGGACAAAAGATTCCCCTAAAGAAACTACAGGCGGCTGCCAAGAAAGGCGGTAAGTTAGGAAAAAGGGCTAGACTAGCCTTAACACTAAGAAGATTAAGAAGGAGCATATAATGGCACTA